GAAAACACACTGAAGAATATAGTAGAACTAGAAGTGAAGCCACAAAAAATATGTGGCTTGCCGGAAAATTCAAAAATCAAGCTAAAAAAATATCTTCCACAATGAAAGGTAGAAAATTGTCTGAAGAGACAAAACAGCGAATGAAAGTGGCAAGTAAATTGCGGGAAGAAAAACATAAACAGGATTATGAATTATATGTTTTGAATGGTGGTTTTCTTAATTATAATGAATTTTGTAAATCCTATAATAAAGGTGTTAATAAATTGCTGGAGGAATTATTATGCAATTAAATGAAGAAGCTAAAAAGATAATTGAAGACTGGTGTAAAGAAACGAAGTCAAAAGTTGTTTATACTAACAAAGGGATTAAAATTTGTCGTAAGCTAGAAAAGAAAGGTGCTTATGTAAAGGAATTAAACGAACTTGACTATGATTTACCTATTGTCAATGAATGTATTGTCAAATACCTTACAGAAAACATTTTGCCAGAAGATACTGTGAACAGCTGTAATGAATTAAAGAAATTCCAGAAAATTGTAAAAGTCAATGGAAATTATGTTGTTGGCTGGCACAATGGTGAATATCTTACTGATAGAACTTACAGGGTTTTCGCAAGTAGAAGCAGAAAAGACACTTACATTGGAAGATGTAAAGCTGTTGGAGCAACAGTTGAAAAGTTTGCAAATACTCCAGATAGTTGTTTTATTTGGAATGAAGATGTAAACGGTGTTGAATGCGTTGACAAGCTGGATAAACAGTGGTACATAGATTTGGCTGAAAAGCGAATTGAAGATTTTGGTATTAAATTAAATAAACTTACTGGAGGATTATTTTAATGAAGTTTGAAAATACACAGGTTATGAATTTTGAGGGTGCTATTCGTGGAATGCGTAACCCTAAAAACAGCTGGAATAAGAGCGATAGTTATCATAATGGTAACGGAATATTAAAAGGTCACTTTGTAATTGGTGAAAAAGATTTGGAGCTTATGCAGACACTGATTAAAGCTGGAAGTGAACATAGAAAGTTTATGAGACAAATTTTTGTATCTGTAGATATTACAGCTCCAAGTTATTTTTTTGCTGAATTCGATACTTATAAAATCGCTACAGTTAGAAATTCAACTTCAATGCAACACAAAGGTGTTTCCCATAGGTACACTATTGATGACTTTGAAGTTGATGAAGAAATAAAAGAAGTTTTGAGAATAAAACAAAAAGAAATTGCTAATATGTATGAATTAAAACAAGCACAAATTTCTGTAATTTGTCGAAATGAAAAGTCTACTTCAAAAGATAAAGAACTTTTTGAACATTGTTGGTATTGGGAAAAGTTACTTGAAAATCTAAATATGTTGCGTGACAAATATTTAGATACTAAGGATTACAAATATTTCAAATTGATACGACAGTTAATACCTATGGGATATTTGTATAAATCGACCGTAACAATGAACTATGAAAATTTGCTTGCAATGTGTAGCAAAGGTCAAAGACGTCACCACAAACTTACAGAATGGTCTGTATCATTTATTCAGTGGGCGAAAACATTACCATATTCTAGAGAATTGTTGTTTAGCGATTTAACAGATGAACAGTTTATAGAACTTGCAAAATGAGTGACTTTGAAAGAATAAAATGGGTTATGGAAATCTTAATGATTATATTCAATCAAGAGGGTTCAAATGACAACGGAAGAAATGATTGAAATATTCCTGGATAAAGGTGCTTGGGCTTACAAGGTATTGAATAAAAATACTGTTGAAGGAAGAAAACTTTATATGCACCAGCCAGTAGAAATTGAAGGTCATATTTTTACTTGTTATAGGGAATATACAGCTTACAAAATGGGTGAATTTCTAAATGAAAGTTTACCTGAAGCTGAAGTTATTGTTACGCTGGACGGAAATAATTCTACTATAGAAATTGTAATTTCAGATGAAGAACAGCAGGCAATAAATTCAAAAATGTACAGACTTCTAAAAGAATGGAAGTTTGTATAATTCCTATAATAATTATATGGAGGTTTTTTAATGACAGACAGTCAACAGAAAATTGCAGATGTTTGTGATGAGATGAAAAATGTATTGCTGTATAAAAATGAAAAATATGGTGATTCAGCTCTCCATCCAAATAATGTTTTTTACAAAGGTGATTCTACTAATTCCATCAAAATTAGATTAGATGATAAAATTGGTAGAGTAAAAAACTGTAAAGAAACAAGAATAAATGATGTTGCAGACATTGTTGGATATTGTGTGCTTTTGTTAGTCAGTATGGGTGCAACAGTTGAAGATTTTGAAAAACTTAAAGACTAGGAGTAAATAAATGGAAAAGATGGAACTTTACAGAAAATATCGTCCAGAAACTTTGGAAGATATGGTTGGAAATGAAGCAACAATTAAGAGCTTGAAAAAAGAAATGGAAAATGGTTCACATACATTTCTTATGACAGGCCCTGCTGGATGTGGAAAAACAACACTTGCACGCATTATGGCAAAAGAAGTTGGTGCTGGCCCATTGTCTATCCACGAAATCAATTCTGCAGAAAACCGTGGTATTGATACAGCCCGTGAAGTAATGGAACAAATGAGATTTAATCCAAGTGATGGTGAAGCCATTGTTTGGATTTTTGATGAATGTCACCAGTGGCTGAGTCCAGTACAGAATGCATTTTTGAAAGCTCTTGAAGATACTCCAGCACATTGTTATTTCTTCTTATGTACAACAGACCCTCAGAAACTTATTGCACCATTAAAAACACGCTGTTCAATCATAAATGTAAAACCACTTACAAATGAAGAAATGACTTACTTGCTTAAAAGAACAGCAAGAAGTGAAAAGATGAAGATGGGTGCTGAAGTTTATGAAAGAATTTGTGAAATTGCCCAGGGTGGAAGCCGTAAAGGATTGAAGCTGTTGTCAAAAGTTTTGTTTTTGGATACAGATGAAGAAAGGCTGGAAGTTCTTAAAGCTGGTGAAGATAATGAAACACCACAGTCAATTGAACTTTGTAGAGCTTTACTTGCTCCAAAAACAAATTGGTCCACACTTGCAAAACTTTTGAAAGCAATTGATATGAGCGATGCTGAAAAAGTAAGGCAGGGCGTTATGGGATATATGAATGCTGTATTGTTGAATGGAAAAGCAAGTGCTCAAGCTGTTTCTGCAATGCAAGCCTTTTCAAGTGCAGACACATATAAGAATGGTAAAAATGCAATTCTTGTTGCCTGCCTGGATTATTTGGATATGCTTGGAGACTAAAATGGTTGAAATACTTGGAATAGTTGCCAGCTTGTTTGTAATAAGTGCATTTCTTTTTAAGAATGTAAAAACAATTAGAATTCTTGACGGTGTTGGTGCTTTGCTTTATATCGTTTATGGAATTTTGATTCACAGCTATGCAAACATTCTTTTGAATAGTGTTCTTGTTGCTGTCCAGCTGTATCATTTACACAAATTAAATAAAAAACAGTAATTTTTATTTTTTATAAACAACTTTTTAATCCAGTTCCTATAATAAAAGTATAAGCTAATAGGAACTGGTTTTGTTTTTATAGCTAAACTAATTAAAAGGAGTCAAATATGACAAAAGCTGAAGTTATGGCAAAGAAAGCAAAAGAAAATGAATTTGATTTTGCAAAAGATTTGTCCATCAACAAGTACAAGCTGGATGAAGAATGCCTTTCACATTCAAGTTTATACTTCCGCTATGCTGAAGCGTGTATTTCTGCAAAATCTGAAGTTTCAAAAGCAGATGATAATTTGAAACTTATTACAGCAGAACAGAACATTGCAATTCGTAAAGCATACACTGAATCTGGAGCAAAATTCACTGAAGCTCTTATCACTAGTGAACTTGAAAAAGATGCAAAGGTACTTGAAGCAAAAACAGCTTTAAGAGATGCTCAGGAAATCTATGCGAAAATGCAGGTTGCTGTCCAGGCTATGGAAACAAGACGTTCGGAATTGGACAATCTTGTAAAATTGTATTGTGCAGGTTATTTTTCAACACCTTCAACAAGTGCTGAAACAAAAAACAATGTGAACGAACAGACTTCACGTGCTGTTCGCAATAAACTCAATAAATAGTTTTAAGTAAGGAGCAAAACTATGGTAGACAAGAAAAAGAAAGGTGGACTTGCAAAAAGATATCAGGCAAGCTACGAAAGCAAAGGTTCTTCAGGTGGAAAAGCTGGAGTTATGAACTGGAAGAAAATTGATGGTGAAGTTAATTTCTTTAGTCCACAGGAAGGACGCAACAGAATCAACATTATTCCATACACAATCAAAACAAAAAATCACCCACTTGTAAAGAAAGGTGAATTTGAAGTTGGTGATAAAGACTATGTAATGGATGTCTTTGTTCACCGCGGAGTTGGTCCATCAGAAGCCAGCGTTCTTTGTCTTAAACAGACATACGGCAAGCCTTGTCCAATTTGTGAACAGAGTGCTTTGTTACGCAAGCAGGGAAAAGAAGATGAAGCTGGAGCACTTAAGGCTTCACGCCGTGTTTTCTACAATGTGCAGGACTTGAAAAATCCAGATACATTAAAAGTATTTGAAGCCAGCCATTACTTGTTTGAAAAGGAACTTATTGATGAAGCTCGTGACGATGACGAAGGTGGATTCATTGACTTTGCAGACGAAGAAACAGGAAAGGAAATCAAGTTCCGCTGTTCCAAAACTTCAAAAGGTGGATTTGAATTTAATGAATTTAAGTCATTTAGCTTTGAAGACCGCGATGATAATATTCCTGATGAATTGCTTGAAAGTGCAATTAGCTTTGACGAAATTATGAACGTTCCTACATACGAAGAAGCAGAAAAAATCTTGTACGGACGCGATGATGACGAAGAAGATGAACAGCAGGAAGATGAAGAGGACGAAGCTCCAGCAAAGAAAAAGCCTGCCAAAAAAGCTGTTGTAGAAGACGACGATGAAGAAGAGCAGGATGCAGACGAAGATGAGGAAGAAGAACCTGCACCTAAAAAGAAGCCTGCTAAAAAGCCAGCACCAGTTGAAGAAGATGATGACGAGGAAGAGGACGAACCTGCTAAACCTGCGAAAAAAGCTGATTGCAAAGGCGATTGTGGCAAATGTCCATTCGGTCACAAGTTTGGTGTAGATACAGACAACTTTGACGACTGTGACGACTGTGATGTTTGGGATAAATGTATCAATGGCAAATAATCTAAATTAAATGCTGTTTTAAGCCCTTGCTCTATTAAAAATACATAACGGGCAAGGGCTTTTTTATTAGGTGGAAATATGTTTCTTAAAGATGTATTAAACAAATGTAAAGAAGAAGGATATCCAGTTACTTCCAGCGGTCTTTATTATGCTGGAACAAAGTATGGATTTCTAAAAAAACAGGAAGGTAATAGAAACTTAGAATTTGATAAAGAAAAGTTTCTTGAATGGCTTGCAAAAGCTAAACAGGAAATTCCAGAAGGATGGGTTTCTATAAATCAGTTGCATACTGTTTTAGATATAAGTCTTTCACAGGCTTACATACTTTCCAAAGACCCGGAAAGTGGAGCAAAAGCATTCGGAGCAGGACCAGGAGTAATCTATGTTGACCCAGAACGAATTAAAGAAATTATCAAACGGCGTAACGACAGCCATAAAGAAAAGTGGGAGGAATGAAAATATGAAAAAACAAATATTTTTCCAAACAGGATGCAAGCTGTTTGATATGGTTATTGGTGGAAATAAAGGTGTTTATGGTGTTCCTGCTGGAAGATTTATAAACTTGGTTGGTGATAAAAGTGCAGGTAAAACATTTCTTTCCAATGAATTTATTGCTTGGGCTCATCACAACATTGGAAAGAAATTTAAATGGGTTTATGATGATTGTGAAAGTGGGTACAGCTTTGACACTGAATCACTTTATGGCTTTGAAATTATGCCACAGGAATTGGAAGACAGAGTTCATTCTACAACAGTAGAAGAAGCATTCTACAACATTACAAAATTCACAGAAAAGTTGAAGGATGATGAATGCGGAATTTATGTACTGGATTCCTTGGATGGGCTTACAAGTGATGAGCAGGATAAAAGAGCTGAAGAAAGAATTAAGTGCATTGAAGATGAAAAAGAAATGAAAGGCACTTATGGAATGGGAAAAGCAAAATATCTTTCACAGGAATTTTTCCCACAGCTTTGTTCCACAATTGAAAATAAAAATGTGCTTGTTATTATTATTTCCCAGGTCCGTGATAATGTAGATATGTTCAGCTTTGAAAAGTTTACAAGAGCGGGCGGTAAGGCTTTGGATTTCTATGCACATTCTGTCATTTGGCTTGCAACAGCTAAAAAGATTGAAAAGAAAGACAGACCAGTTGGTGTTGTAGTAAAAGCAAAAACAACAAAATCAAAAACTCCACGTCCTTTCCGCGATTGTTTCTTTAGTTTCCTTTATGACTATGGACTTGATGGAATTGGAACTGGAGTTGATTATTTGTTTGATTTGCGTACAGAAAAAGGTGTATTAAACAAAAAGGCAAACGCTGTAAAATGGAACGGCGGAATGAACTTGGATAAGAAAACTTTGAAGGAATTCCTGGAAGAATACGAGTTGCTTGAAAAGTTTGAAAATTCAAGATATGCTGAAGCTGATGGAACGGATGCTGACAATATGTTTGCTTTTATTCAGTCTAAGAAAGATTACAAATTAAAGTTCAATGAAAAGTTTGGCGATACAATGACTCGTGATGAACTTATTGCATACATTGAAGAAAACGATTTGGAAATGGAGCTGGAAGAAAGGGTTGAAAACAAGTGGGAAGAACTTGAAGAATCCATTAAAAGCAACAGAAAGAAAAAATACGCAACTCAGCCAAAAGGTGAAGAATAATGTATGTAGTTTGTCGCAAAGGGCATCTAGTTTATTATTGGGATGGAAATGTGCATATATTTCTTGAAAAAGAAGCTGGCATATTTCCATCTAGGCGTGATTGCTTGGAATATTTGCAACAATGCGGGCACACAAAAGAACGAGCTGTAGAAATTGTGAAAGTAATGCAAAAAACTCCAGCAACTTGGATTTCAGTGTAAAGGAAAACAAAATGGTAGATTTGAATAAACTTGCAAAAAAGACTTTAGAAAATGCAATGCTTAGACAGAAGAATGGGGCTCACATAAATTGTGATACTTATCATATGCTGAAGCATTGTGCAACAGAAGTCATTGAAGCTCAGCAAGCATTTGACGAGTGGCAGGAAGATTTGAAGTTTGGTCCAATTTCAATGGGTGTTACTGACCCGGACTGGACAAAAATTACTCCAAAAGACCAGTTCGCTTCAGAGCTTGCTGATATTGTGTGTTGCTGTTTAATTATTGCAGGACATACAAACATTGATATTGAAAAAGCTGTTTTGGACTGTATTGAAAAGAACAGAAAAAGAGCTGAAGGAATAGGAGATAAAAAATGAAACCTATAACTTTTGAAAAAGAACAGGCTGAGTATTTACAGCGTATCTTGGAAGATGCAACAGTTTATCCTGGTACAAAAGAAGAAAAGCTGTATAAAAGCATTGTTACAAAATTAAAGAATGCACAGAAACCACCAATTAAAGTTTCCAGCAGAAAAGCAAAAGGACGCGAATTTCAGTATTGGGTTTGCCGTAAAATTGCGGATATGTTTGAAATGCCATTTAATCAGCAGGATGATGACTGTTTAATACACAGTAGAGAAATGGGCCAAAATGGAACGGATATTGTAATTCGTGGAATCTTAAGAAAGTTGTTTCCATTTGATATTGAATGCAAATGCTGTGAACAATTAAGTATTCCAGAATGGATTAAACAGTCAAAGGTAAATGTAAAAGAAGGAAGACACTGGCTTGTCGTTTTTAAGAAAAAAGAAATTGGCGAGCCTATTGTTTTAATGGGGTGGGATACTTTTGAAGATGTTTATAAGAAAAGCATAAATATTGATAAAAAGTAATTTTTACGGCTGTATCTTAATGGTACAGCTGTTATTTTTTAAGGAGTAAAACAATGCCGGAATATTTATTTTGTTATTTTCCATATTCTAAAACAATCAATTCTATTTCAAAAGTTACTGGTGAAACATCTTGCTATTATAAAATTGGTAGGGATTCAAATATCCGTTACATACGCAAAAGCAATTTGAAATTAAAAGGTTCAGATTTGCAATATTACTCTATGAGCAAACAGGAATTCATTGAGTATACATTAAAAGAAAAAATGAAAGAACGAATTCGTAGAGTAAATGTAGATAATTTATCAATGCAACAGCTGGAAAAGATTTGTGAAATTATAGGAGTAAAAATATGACACGCAAAGAAGCAATTTCATTCATACATAACTTTATTAAAACAGCAACACCGGAACAGCTTAGAAATGTAATTTGTGGAATATATTCTCCACGCTGTTCACAGGATTGCCCATTACGCCAGCAGAGTTCTTGTGAATGTGCAAAAATATTAGAAGATATTAAATAATTTTATAAAAAGCACTTGACAACAAATAAAAACTACTGTATATTATAAGCATAGGAACAGTAGATGTTCTAACAACTAAATACATAAGCAAATAGGAGGCTTATTATGTCAGCAGGTTTAATGGAATATGATTGGATGTTGAGTGCAAAGGAAAGACCTTGGCACGGTATTGGAACAGTAGTTGAAGAAGCACCAACTTCAGAAGATGCTATTCGTATAGCTAGACTGGATTGGACAGTAGACCAGTTTCCAGTATTTGCAAATGGAAACGCTGTAGATGGATACTTTGCAAATGTTCGTTCTGACACAAACGAAGCTCTTGGAGTTGTACGCAACAGATACAAAATTGTTCAGAACACAGAAGCATTTGATTTCGTTGACGGAATTATCCAGAATAAACACTTGGAATGTCGTTACGAAACAGCAGGAAGTCTTTTTAATGGAAGAAGAATTTTCTTGCTTGTAAAACTTCCAAACAAAGACCTTCTTGGAGACCAGGTTGAAAATTACTTGTTCTTTGCAAACAGCCACGATGGTTCAAGTGCTCTTACAGCTGGAATCACAAATGTGCGAGTCGTATGTAACAACACACTTCAGATGGCTTTGAATGGAGCTGAAAGAATTTGGCGTTGCAGACATACAACAAACATTGAAGGAAAAAAACAGCAGGCAAAAGAAGCTCTTGGGCTTGCTGTTCGTTATATGGACAAGATGGGTGAAACAGCGTGGGAAATGGCTTCAAAGAAAATAAACGAAGAAGCATTTTTCCGCCAGCTGTTTGAAAAGAATCCAACAGCTCTTTCTGACAAATCAAAGGAAGAAACAATTAGCAGAATCCATCTTATTTATAACGAAAAAGATGACTTGCAGAATTTCAAAGGAACAGCTTGGGGAATGTACAATGCGGTGGCAGATTACATTTCAAATACAGTTCCACTCCGTCAGACAAAGAATGCTTCAGAAATTAAACTTGCAGGGTTCTTTGATGGAAATAAGCTGTTGCAGGCTTCACAGGAATTGTTGATGGTTGCATAAAACAGCATTTAATTTAAGAAGCTGGAACCTAAAAAACTCCAGCTTTTTTATTTGTTCCTAAAATAAATATAGAGGTTTTATATGGAAAAGATAAAAATAGCTTGCACTAGTGGAATAACTCTTCCAATTAGTGAAATGACAGTTTACCCAGGAAAGCTGAAAAAACATTCACAGCTTGAAATTGAAAGGCTTTGTGATAGCATTGTAAATGATGGATTTTTGTTTCCAATAGCTATTGGCAAGCTGAATGACAAAAATTATGTTATTGATGGGGAATGTGCTTTGTTTGCATTGCAGGAGCTTAAGTATCGTGGATATGAAATTCCGGACATACCAGTTTATTATGTGCGAACAAGTGAAAAAACAATTAAGAAAAATATTTTGCTTGCAACTTCTACGAATCATTGTGTTACAGAAAATTCATTGCGTGAATTTAATAAAGATAATGCTGTAGATTTGAAACAGCTTGCTTTTAATTCCCCAGACTTAATTGATTTCCATACTGTTGATGATTTAGGTTTGTATGTTGACACAAATGGTGGTAAATATACTTCAGTTGAACATAATGAAAAAGATTATGAAGGATTATTAAAATGAGAATTTATTTGTCAGCTGTTTTTGATAGTGTTGTATGCAAGCAGGAGAACGTTGAGGAATTATTAAAAGATACACACGTTCTCCATTCTTTTGCATATATGAATCCAAAGTACATTCCATTCTATACAATGTGTAAAAGTTTCTTAATGGATTCTGGTGCTTTTACTGTTATGAACAGCAAAAAAAGTAAAAACAGCTTTGAACCAATGGAATTCACTAAAAAATACGCTCAGCACATTAAAGAAAACAATGTGCAAAACTTTTTAGAGCTTGATATTGATGGTGTATTTGGTTTTGAAGTTTATAGGGATTGTTTGCATTGCTTGCAGGACATAACAGGACGAGACCCAATTCCGGTTTATCATAAATGGCGTGGAGTTGAGTATTATAAAGAGCTTGTTAAAAAATATGATTACATTGCCATTGGTGATGTTTCTATTGGTGCAGGTTCGCGTGAGCTGTATAAATATTTTCCTTGGTTCTTAAATGAAGCTCATAAGAATAACTGTAAGGTCCACGGGCTGGCATTTACAAGTCTACCTGATTTGCAATTTATGCCTTTTGATAGCGTTGATTCTTCCAGCTGGAAAAGTGGCCCAAGATTTGCTCGTCCAGCTTTGTTCAATGGTCATAATATTAGCAATTATGACGCAAGAAGAACAGAAGAAAAACAGCTTTGTCATAATGAAAAAGTGTTTTTGCACGATTTTATTGAATGGAAAAAACTTGGAATTTATTTTGACCAACAGTACGAACCTATTTGGGATTAGAACCTATAATAAATATATACTTTGTAAGGAGGCCTTAAATGTGCTGTATTAGTGGAGGATATTCAAAAACAGGTAAAAACCTGAATCCTGATTTTTTAATTGGAATGTTACATCGTGGAACCTGCAGAGGTCGTGATGCTTTTGGTTTTATGAGCTTTGGTGACAATGTTGCTGTAAAAAGAGGAAAAGGTATTCCTGGAAATGATTTGCAGATTGAAAACAAAGAAATTAAATGTTTTGTTGCAAACAACAGGGCTGAACCTACAACAGAACACCTGGAACATATTGATTTGAATAATGATATTCAGCCTTATGTTTTTGGAAATTGGTGTGTTGTTCATAATGGAGTTATTGCAAATGATAAAGAGCTTTGTGATAAATACGCAATAGGTAGAGCTTCTACTGTTGATTCTTCCATTCTTCCAAAATTGCTGGATAAGGCTTTTCCTGGAGCTTGTACAGCAAAACAGGTTTTTGATTTTCTGCGGAAAGAAATTGTTGGCTCATATGCTTTTGCAATTTATAACACAAAAGAAAAGTTCCTTTTGTTGATGTGCAATTACCAGCCAATTTATTTAAGAAATGATATTGATGCTTTTTATTTTGCATCTTTGCCTGAAGTTTTACAGCAGAAAGAATTCAAAGATATTGTAAAAGACAATACATACAATATCACAGCCGTTCCACCTTACAGCGGAATTTCTTTCAATGGTGCTGAAATTGAAACATACGAAATGGAAAGAAAGAAAAATAAAAAGTGTCTTGTTATTTGTAGTGGCGGGCTGGATTCAACTGTTGCTTCAGCTATGTTGCAGAAAGAAGGATACGACATTACATTGATTCATTTCTTGTATAAATGTAAAGCACAAACAAAAGAAACTGAAGCTGTTCAGAAAGTTGCTGAAGCATTAAATGTTCCACTTGTTTATTTTCCAATTGATTTCTTTAAGGACTTAATTGGTGGTTCAACTTTGTTTAATGAAAGTGATGAAGGATTTGCACACGGCGACAAGGGTGTTGAATATGCTTATGAATGGGTTCCTGCTCGTAATATGGTATTTACATCCCTTGCGACAGCTTATGCTGAAGCACACGGTTTTTCTTATTTGGCTCTTGGAACTAACTTGGAAGAACAGGGTGCATATCCAGACAACTCAATTGAGTTTACTCGTTACATAAATAAAACAATGCCTTATTGTTTGCAGAATGGCGGGTTCATTAAAATTCTTACACCACTTGAAGGAATGATGAAACACGACATTTATAAGAAAGGTAGAGAAATAAATGCTCCAATACAGTATTCTTGGAGCTGTTATGACAGCAAGGAATACCACTGTGGTGTTTGTGGGCCTTGCACAATGCGAAAACTTTCTGCCAAAATGTGTGGTTGCCAGGATAATATTAAATATTTGAAATAATTAAAAAAAGTATTTTTTTACAGCATAACTTGAAAATAGTTATGCTGTTTTTTTGATTAAATATTAAAAACTACTTGACAAAAAATAAAAACCACTGTATTATATAAACATACAGGAGGACTTTATGCAAGTTCTTAAAAGTGAAAAGCTCTACGAAGGTTGTTTGCTGGAGCTGGTGGAAGTTGGTACAGATGTATTTGAAATCCGTATCAACGGGCAGAAAAAGGCTACTGAGTTTGATTACAACAGGGCCTGCGAGACATTTGAAGCGTTTAAGCATTAAATAGCTCTTGCTAGTGTACCTGACAAGGAGGTTGGGTACACTTTTAAGAGCTTGGAGGTATATATGGAAAAGGCAGAAGCATATTTGAACGAAAAAACATTTACAGACGAATTGGATAAATTCCAAGTTTCAGTAAAGGTTTATAAAGACGGTTTGTATGTTGGAAGTTATGGCGAATATTTTGAAGCTATTGACGAGCGGGAAGCAATGATGAAAGCTGTTTGTTATTTTGCTAAAGAATGCAAAGTGCAGGCAGATGATATTTTTATTGCTGATATTGAAGAAGTAGCTGGTGAAATTCAGTCAGAATTTGCTTACCACTAATAAAAGGAGCTGTTTATGGAAAAACATATTGCATATGAAAGACAAGGTAGATTTGGAACAGAATATCTTATTGATTTGGAAAGACTTGGTGTTGTTGAATGTCGTTCTACAGAAAGAGCTTATGCTGTTGGTGAATGGGACCCTTACAAGAAAAGCTGGTATATTTTCGGATTTGTTCCAAAGTCACAGCTGGTAGAAATTGAAGGAAAGAAATGGGTTCCAACTTGGATAATTGATAGATTTAATTATACACATTTACAGTTCACAAGCTGGATAAATCAGGATTATGCACATAAGGAATGGGAAATTAGAAAGATTGCATAATGCAAAAGCTGGAGCAATTAAACTCCAGCTTTTTAATTCCTATAATAAATTGGAGGATGTAAATTATGAGTGATGATACAGTTCATTTCAAATGTGATACGCCTGCTTTGTTGCAAGAAATTATGACAGGCGTTATTGATAACCCAAAATTAGGAGCGTTTGTTTTAAAAATTCCTTTACTAATCTTAAACAATTATTTGGGACAGGTTGCTCAAAGAGCCGCTGAGTTAGATGACCCTCAATTAAATATTCTTATGTTGGAAATGAAGCTGTATGAAGTTGAACATAACCGGATAGGTGTGGAAATAGCAAAACAAAAGGAAAGGTTGGTAAAAAGTCCAATTAAATTGTCACAGAAATCTTTGGATATAATTAAGGAAAAATCTAATGAATTTTGAAAAGCTGTTTACTGACTACAAAATTGATTATGATACTCGTGTAAATAAAGGCTGGACGAATGTAACCTGCCCCTTTTGCGATGATAAAACATTTAATGGTGGTTTTAATAACAATGCTGATTATTATCATTGCTGGAAGTGTGGCGGGCACAATTTCAAGCAAGCACTTTCCAGGGTAACAAGTATTCCAATGAATCAAATGGATGATTTAATCCAGCAATACCAAGGAAGAAACAGCATATTAAACAGGCTGAACAAGAAGCAAGCAAAAGCAACAAGAATAGAGCTTCCAACAGATGGATTCACAACAGCAGAAAGACAGTATTTGCTATCACGCAATTTCAGTCCAAGAATGCTTAAAGAAAAATACAAAGTGGTAGGCGGTGGAATTACAGGGTCTTGGAAATATAGAATAATTATTCCACTTGTATTGGATGGAAAAATTGTAAGCTGGACAGCACGAACAATTCTGCCAAAAGAAAAACAGCAGGAATTGAAAATACCACGATATAAAAACTTGTCCATTGAACAAAGTGTAATAGACCCAAAATCTATTTTATACAATTTAGATAATTGCACAGAAAAAACAGCTGTATTGACGGAAGGGTCTTTTGATGTAATGAGGCTTGGTGATGGGTTTATGTGTAGCTTTGGAACTGAGCTTACTCAATCACAGGTTGCAATTATTAAGCAGAGATTTGAAAAAGTTTTCATAATGTTTGACAACGAAAAAGAAGCACAAGAGAAAGCCCGTAAGTTTGGTCTCCAAATTGCTGGGTTGGGTGTAGCTGTTGAAATTGTGGATGCTTATTCAGATTTTAATAAAAAAGATGGAGGGGAGTTAAATGAGCAGGAAGTGAAAATTATTCGTAAGGAACTTGGATTAAAAATATAGCTAACCCGCGAAAATTCGTGGTTTTTAGCGGTGTTTTTAATAAAAATGTAAAATTATACCACTTGCCCGAAATTGACGCATTGTAGGCGGTTTTAGGCGGTGTACAGGAGAAATAATGAACTTTAATGAAAGAGTTAAAAAGTTCAAAGAAAGTGTTTTAAGAGCTTCTAAGAAATATGGTGTTGAACTTGATGTTGGATACTTGGAAAGCTGGCACGATGAACATATAATAATTGAAGATGCAACAAACGAAAGCATAGAACCACAGCAAGTTTATTTTAATACATTAAACAGGCAGGAAGGATAAAATGATACGACAAATGTTTTATAAATATATGACACTTCCACAGGTGCAATTTATAAAGAAATATTTTCTTTTGTGGGCTGTTGTTGTGGTTGTTGTTTTTCGAATTATGTATTTAATTGGGAGGAAAAAGTAATGGAAACAAGAACAAGTTTTGCAGGAAATACAGGACGAGTATTCCAGCATTTAAAAGACAATGAAGGCATCACAAGCAAAGAAGCCTTTGAACTTTATGGAGCTACAAGATTATCTGCAATTATTTTTAATCTTCGTAAAGCTGGGCACAAAATAAACAGCGTGAAGAAACA